TCTAAAATATTTTTTACCCAAGATGCATGAGGTTTTTGGCCCCAAAAAATTTGATTTTCTGAATCCCAAATAAAACCTATACCTGCGTAATTTCCTCTAAGGGGTGTACCACCATTTTTGTGAGTATTATTATTTGTATTGTATGAAGTTTGAATCCATTGTTCTGCAGGCCAATTACTAGTTTCTTGTAAATATTGTTGTCCTACTGTTTCATCTTCAACACCATTAGCATTAAGTATGTCTGAATCATTTACAGAATTAACTGCTAATACTTCTTTTGTTTCTGATATTTTTGCAAAATGTGCCATATTAATCCTTATTGAAATTGATACCTTATAATAACTACTCCTGATCCACCTTGACCAACGGGTGAACTATCATCAGATGCTCCACCACCACCGCCGCCAGTATTTGCTGTACCAGGACTTCCTGGTCCATTATTTGCTGCTTCTCCACCATTACCACCGCCACCTGTACCGCCACCACCACCGCCAGAATTACTTGCTGCGCCGCCGCCACCACCACCTCTTGCTGTTGGTGTTCCATTAATTGAAGTTACTGAACCATTTCCAGCTTGCCCACCTACCGGCCCACCAGCTGAACCTGCATTATTTGCTCCACCGCCACCACCACCTGCTCCGGGTCCTGGGTGTTGTCCAACACCATTTCCACCATTAGTTCCTTGAGCGGGACTAACGGGAGGTGTATTTCCTGAACCACCATTTGTTCTTCTTCCACCACCACCAGCTGAACCACCTGGATTTCCATTATCATTATCATCTCTTCCACCAAAACCACCCCCAGCAGATGTTATTCCAAGGCCACTTGAAACACCACCATTTGTAGCTGTTTGTGGGTGTCCAGTTCCACCGGCACCTATTACTATTGGATAACTTCCTGGAAGTATTTCTATAGATGTAGATGAGGCTAAAGGACTAGCTGTATAGGGACCTGAAGTTGCATCAACATGTGATTCTCGATAACCCCCTGCTCCAGCACCACCGCCACCATATGATCCACCACCACCGCCAGCAGCTATTACCATATAATCAGCTACAGCAAGGGCTCCTGATCCTGCTGAAACAGCAAAAGTACCATTACCATTAAAGGTGTGAACTTTGTAGTTTGTATCAACAGTTGTAATTGTTCCACCGGTTGCTGCAATAAATGCATCAGAAGATCCACCAGAACCAAATCCTAAAACTTGATAACCAAAAGATTTACCTTTTCTAGTTTGTGTATTTTTTGTGTTCTTACCTGAGGTAAGTTTATTTTTTAAATCTCTCATATCTAAATTCCTTATGCGTCGTTAGCTGCATCAGTAGTGAAGAATATTTTAATACCTAAAAGTCTTGCTACTCCGGTATACGTATCCGCACCTGCGTTTGCATCTCTAAATATTTGAAAGTAAGTTTGTTGATCTACTGCAGGAGATCCTGCAATTGTAACTGCACTACTTACAGCTGAAACTTGTTGATCTTCTACTGTTCCTATACCAGCATCTGTAATATTTATTGCTGTTCCAAAAGCAACATCAATAGTATCACCATCACCAGCTGCTACACCTTGTAATCCAAATATACAGTTTCCTGTGTTTGTAGTGCTTGGTGTCCAAAAACATTGGTAAGTTATTGTACCTTCATTCCATGATTTTGGAAAAGCTACTGAAAATTGTGCATGGTCATCTGCAGAATCTGCAAAGTCCATAACTTTCATGTCTGGTCTTAAAGCTGTTGTTTCAATTTGTTCGGGTGATGCACCATTAGTTGTTGCTGCATACATAGCTGAAGCTGGAACCCACATAGTTTCTGTTCCTGCAATTTTAACTGCACCAGATCCTGATTTAAGAACTCCTGTTCCTTTAGGATTAATATTTATACCAACATTAGTTTCACCTGTTGCTGAAAGAGTTGGCCCATTACCTGTTGAAGCATTAGCTAAAGTAAATTCATTAACCGCTGAACCTGTAGCCGTTAAAAGTAATAATTCATTCCCATTAGTGTCTGCAATTTTTGTTCCAATTGCGGGACTAGTTAAAGTTTTGTTTGTTAAAGTCTGTGTTCCTGTAAGAGTCACATCTCCAGTTGCCCCTACAGCCGCTTCAAAAAGACCAGTGTTAGTTGCAACACCATCAAGATAAATAAGTTTATAGCCTTTGTCTGTTGCTGAAAAAGTAACTGTTGCACCTGAACCAGATACAGCTTTTAATTGTACTGTGTATGCACCTGTTGTACCATTTTTAATAATGTAAAAAT